CCCCAATGGTGGGGATGCCCACGCGCTTTGCCAGATTGACGGGTGCCAGTATGCGTCTCGGTCTGCCACCACTCCGAGCATCCCGAACTGGAACGGCAAGATTCCCGCCGATCCGGCGAAGGCGATGGGCAAGCTGTTCAGCAAGGTGGACGCCGAGGACATGGACACGCTGAACTGGCTGTTCGCCTCCGTGCGACAGACGGCCACCGAATCCGCCCCGTCCTCCATCACGGAGGGCAAGTCCTTCGGCCCCGTAGCCCGCTTCAATTCCGGCGGCAACCGCTGCGACAACGGCGAGTGGGTCAGGTACAGCGCGTACACCGCACTGGAGTCCATCCTGTCCTCCAGCGCGGCGACGTTCGATCAGGTGCGGGACGCCATCGCAAGCCGGATGATGGGACACACACACCCCGCCCAATGGGCAGAGGCGTGGACAACGTTTTTCGGCCTGTTGCGCTGCGTGAAGGCGTCGGAATGCGCCATCACTGAAGCGCCAGTCTCCTCCAGCGCCGAGACGAATGGCGGATGGAATGAAGCCCTGGACGCGGCCTTGGCGTGCTACTCCCCGGACGACACGGCGACGGATTGGGAGGACAAGATCCGTGCCCTCAAGCGCCAGTCCAACTCACCGGAACGATCGTGAGCGCCGTCCTTCGCACCGTCCGTCCGCTGGAAGGCTACGAGAGCCGCACCGTGGCCGGGTATCTGCTGGAGCGATGCCGTGCCATTCCCGCCCCGAAACGCCCGCAAGGTGCGCTCAGGAAGGCTCTGGAGGCGATGGAGCCGGGGGAGTCGCTGGTACACACCGCCAAGCCAAAGCGCAGCGTGGCAAGGGTCAAGAAGGCAAATCCGGGCCGCGCCTACTCCATCCGCAAGATCGGGGAAGGCAAGTACCGGGTTTGGCGCACTACTTAACCATCCGCCCTAACCAACACAGCGCCTGTGTCCGACCTCTTCACCATCCCCGAAGCTGCGGCCGAACTCAAAGTTTCGCCCTCCACCGTCAAGCGAGAGATTCGCGCAGGCCGGCTGATCGCTACCCCTATTCGGGGCTGCGTTAGAATCGCCCGCGAGGACTTGGAGGACTACAAGCGCAAATGCCGATCCGTCGCCACGGACGAGGCTGGGAAGTTCGCCTTCAGCACGGCGGGAGAAGATTTAGCCGCACTGTTGCGACTCGGGGGGACGCGCAGCTCCTCGAAGCCAAACTCAGGCAGCGCGTCAATGACACTAGGGCGGGTCGTACCCCTACCTATTCCCTTGAGGAAGCCTTCCTCCGCTGGCTGAACGGGGAAGCCCGAACTCTCAAGTCCCGCAAAACCACCGAATCTATAGTCCGTCGAGTTTTCGACAGCCTCAAGGGGCGCTCTCTTGATGAGGTTGTGGACGTAGCCCGGGAGATCGAGGAGCGCGGCAGGAAAGACGGCGTCATGCCGGCCACGATCAACCGAAGGCTGGCGGTCCTCAAGCGAGTTGCCAAGCTTGCCTTCCGGAAATGGGGCTGGCTGGCGAATGACCTAGGGGCCAAGATTTCGCTTCTGGGAGGCGAGAGGAAGCGGTCTAGGTACTTGACCCACGCCGAGGCCCTGCGCCTCATGGCGGCCTCCAGAGGCCCGCTGCGCGAGGCTTTGCGCTGGTTCCTCATGACCGGCCTTCGGCGCTCGGAGTTCCTACGGGTCAGGCCCGATCACTTCCGGGATCGGACGCTGCTGGTAGAGATCACCAAGTCAGGCAAGCCGAGAGCCATCCCCATCCCCCCGGACCTCGACCCCGCCAAGTTCCCCTACGGCATCAACCCCACGGCGCTGGATCGTGGCTTTCAGGAGGCAAGGCAAAAAGCCGGGCTTCCCGAGGTATGGCTTCACGACCTCAGGAGGACTTACGGGACTTGGCTGCTACAGAACGGGGCGGATCTGGCCTCGATCCGAGACCTTCTAGGCCATGCGGACATCACCATGACCTCCCGCTACCTGGGGACGACCTCGACCGACTTGCGGGCGGCGGTGGCCGTCCTGCCGAGTCTGCGGGGCCGGAATTGGGCAGGAAAACGGGTCGCCAGAGGGAAAACGGGCTAGTGACGTGCCATGTTTAACCCATCTGACCCCGTAGGGCCTGAGGGCCTCCAGAGGGCAGCACGGGGCAGGAAAGGCCCCTCCCGGCCTTTCGGCGGGGCTGGCGCGGGGCAGGAAAATCGGGGCAGCGTCCGCTACGCAGCTACCGCCCCATGCGGTGATTCTACAGCAGCGCCGCCTCGGCCTCCCTGCGCCTCACAAGACCTGGTAGCACCTTTCCCCCTCCCCTGACCCACCGCCGCAGTTCTGACTTCGCTGCCTCCCATTCCTCAGCGTTGACCCGCTTCCGAAGGGTCGAGCCTCGCAGTGCCCCGGTCCCGAGATTGTAAGCAAAGTCGGCAATGGCGCAGAGCCGTTCCCCTTCCAGACCCGGGCAGGCGGCTAGGGTGGCCTTTGCGAACCGGATAGCGTCAAGCTCTAGCCGATAGTCTGCGTACTCCTGCGTCCACGGTCGCCCGGGGAATACATCCGGCCCCGTTGAGCCCCAGCCCGCCGTCCAGACCCCAGCCGGGCAAAGGTAGGGCGTCAGGCGGCAGCCCTCAAAGTGACGGACCAGTTTGTAGAGCGTTGCGAGGTTCACTTCCAAGCGCCCGCGCCATGCGCGGCAGCAATCCTCATCCTTTGCTTCGTCACTTCAGAATGCTTGTGCCCCCGTGACCCAACGTGACGACTTTTCGCAGCCATGTCTCGATTGTTGGCGGCAGCATCCCCAAGAAAAAGATGTTCCGGGTTACAGCACAATCTGTTATCGCATTTATGAAGAACCCAAAGCCCATTCGGAATGTCACCGTGAGTCAATTTCCACGCCATTCTATGGGCCGTTTCTCTCTTTCCAACGCCAATGACAAACTGCCCGTAGCCAGTTTGTTTAAAGATACTTGCCCTCCATTCCAAGCACCCGGATGGCATCATTTCGGCCTTTGACCAAAACCTGTCAGGCATTGGAAGCGACCCTACTGGACGACCTCTCTTCATTGGTTACTTGTTCCTCTTCGCGAGTGTCCGATCCGCGACATAGAACCCGAGGATTCCGGCGATCAATTCCCGGTCCCAATCCCCGGTCACAAAGCCAGCCTTCGCCAGGGCGAACACCCACAGCGCCAAGGCAATGGAGGCCATGGCAGGGCGGATCGCCCCGTTCCACCCATCCACCCACTTGATCCCGCTGGGCGCTCTCAGCGTCTTCTGGGCTTCGGTAAACGCATCCGCTGCGGCCTTCTCTACCGCCAGATCACCGGCTACCCGGATCTCCGTCAGCTTCAGGTCCGCCGCCAGTCGAAGCTGCTCAAGGTTCCGGCTGTGCCGCTCGGCCTCCAGAGAAGACTGGAGCCGCATCATGTCCATTTCGTGAGCGTGGTCCTGCTTCTTGTTCATCCATGCGGCGATCTCCCCCCAGATCATCCGGAAGGCAGAGCCGCCAAGGAATGAGAACAGCGCAGAGAGAATCATGGTCTACCTCACAGACGGATGGCGTGCTTGATCCCCAGCCAAATCGCGTAGATGCCGGAAGTGATGAGACTGCCGATGCCAACCTTGGCAGCGTGTCGCGCCATGTCCTCCCAAAACTGCGCACGGGCTTTTTCCCTGCGGATCAGTTCCTCGATAAATGGCTCGTGCTTGTCCGCAAGCGTCACAAGGCGGTCCAGTTTCTTGTCAACATCAGACTTCCACCTTCCTTCGATACGTCGCAACTCTTCAGGCGTTAGATCCATCACAGGCTCCATTAGAGCCATGTGCTAGGCTAGCCCTGCAGCTATGGGGGGCTTGCTTCGCCAGCACGGGGAGACGGGTGGGCTCAACACCCGGCGCCCCCTTCTTACTTCCGGTATCTACTTACGATTCGTACTGAATATTGACGGCCCCCCCGTCGCCGGTATCTCCGCTAACAGTCGTTATCGTTAGCTGAGTAAGTTCGGCGGTAAGCGATTTGCTTCCCGCACTAGTGTTGTATCTGGACTGCGCCACATCCATGAGCGTTCCTGCCGCTGTCCATGTGAACGCAGATGCATCCTCAAGAACAAGGATGATGTGTCCGTTTAGAACTGTGCCTGCAGATACCGGATCTGCGACTACAAATCCAGTGGTATTGGGCGCCAGTCCTGCTCCTGTTTGCACCGCCGATGTGTAGCCAGAGTTTTCAATGCCGCCGGCATCGCCCAACTGGATTAGTACGTCCGAAGTTCCGTTGGTCGAAAAATTGACGAAACTGACGATGATTTTCTTTGTTCCGGAAGGAATGCTTGTATAAGGCCATGTCGTTCCGCTTGTCGTTGCGGTTGGCGTGCCAAGCGTTATACCGAGTCGATCTGCATAAGCCGTGGTTGCAATCTTTGTGGAGTTGTCGCCTGCTGATTGCGTGGTCCCTGTCACCGCACTGGCAAGGGCTCCTGTAAACGATCCGCCAATGGTGATGTTTTGAGCAACATAGATGTGCCGAGGACGAGTCGCACCAGAAGCGCCAATGTCGTATGTGTTGTCAGTGAAGAGAAGATTTGAAACAACGTTTCCACCCACTGACATTGTTCCGCCAATGACGGCATTCCTTGAAAGGAACAAGTCCCTTGGACGGGTTGCCCCGGATGCGCCGATGTCATAGGTCGCATCCGTGAACAGAAGGTTCCCCGTCAGCGTCCCCCCGGTAATCGGGAGGTAGGCCCCGACAACTTGCTCGTATCGAACGGAATCCCCGTTGGAGGTCCCCGCAGCAAGCCCGGTTAGCTTGAACCCGGACATCGGAATATTCGCCGTGATCGTCTGTGTGCCATCCTTGAGGACGCACGTTGACAGGCCGCTTGCGATGTCCGAAAGCGTGTTGTTCGCCCAGGTACTGGAGATGGTCGTATTTGTTACGACCGGGTTTCCCGGGGTGTAGAGGCTGAAACTACCGCCTGAAAATGCCACGTTTTTTCCTTTCAGTCCGCCTCACGGCGGTCCATGTGGTACGCTTCTAACCGATGGAACTCCTGTCCGAGTACGCTTGGGCTTTCGGGGCTGTGCTGGCTCCGTTCATGGCAGCACTGTTCATTTCCATCGCACGGTTTATCATCCCTCGCGTCGAGAAGTTCATCCCCAACTGGCTGCAAAGGTTCCTGTTCATTCGCTGGAACTGAGGACCGGAGTCGCACCCACAGACACGGTGCGCAACGCATTGGACAACGCCCGCCGCTGGGCCTCGGTGATCGGAACTGCCCCACGGCTTAGGTACGCCTGGCCCGCTTTCGAGTTCATCAGCGACTGAACGGCCTTAGGGCCTCCGTAGGTTAACGCTGCCCCAAGAGCAGCCCCGGTAGCCGCTCCCTCAGGCCCTCCGGCCATGTAGCCAATCCCCGCCCCGGGAACCGTCGTCATCAGGTTTTGCACGAACTGCCGTTGTGCAGTGCCGGAGTTCGGGATTTGGTCCCTGACAAACAACTGTCCGACTTTCGACAGTTCGTTCAAGTCTCCTCGACCCAAGGCTTTGCCTTCCCTGCCTACGGAACGACTCAAAGCAGCGCCAAGCTGGGCTGGGGCAATTTGCCCTTTTGCTGGAAGATTTCCGGCCCCTCCCATGGCGTCGATGATCGTCTTGACGTTGGCGTACTGGCGGGAGGCTTGCGTAACGGTGTCCGCATCCGGCCCCTTCAGTTGGGAACGGAAGGCGTCATCCAGTGCCTTGCGAATCTCTCTGTAGGCAGTACCAGAAGCCCCGCCTTCGCTTGCCAGTCCTCGCAGTGGCTCTCTCCATCCTTGGTAGTTCGTCCCAAGCATCTGGCCGCTTTGCTCGACTTGGGACAGGATCTGGTCAACGGTGCCTGAGATTTTCTGCGCTTCAGCAAGAGGGAGTCTCTTGGATGCGTTGTCAACGATGTCGGCAAGCTTGTTGGTAAGCCCTTGGTTGAAGTCCAGCGTGTTGTTCTTCGCCACGCCTTCGATCTGGCTTCCCAAGGCGTTCTTCTGGGTGAGCAAAGTCCCGGCGTCGGCAACGTCAGCATTGACCCCAGCCCTCTTTAGAGCTGCAGCAGTGAATGCCCGTTGCTGTGCCTCCCTGCCGGCCAGTTGACGCCCTGAAGTAAGGGGCAAGTTCTCCAGCACAGATTCGACGGTCTGCAAGGGTTTGGAGCCCGTGGCCTGCCCCGCTGTCAACGGAATGCCTTCCCGTGTTGCAGCGTTTGCTAATGCCTGCTCTTCAGGAGAAATCCGACTGGCGACCGGCTTTGCGAGACGCCCCAAGGCGTTGCCGAGCGCCTGTCCGGTAAATCCTGCCGCCGCCCCTACACCTGCGTTCGCGGTTCTGGATTCTCCTGTAGCGGTAGGTTGAATCGCGCCACCAGCAGAGCCGATCAGCGCCGCGCCCCCGTAGGTATTGGCACCAGGGAGCATTGCGGTCGGGGCCATGATCGCGGCATTGCCAATGATGTTCCCGGCAATCCCTGAGCCGGTGCTCATCAACGGCTTGTCGAGTTCCTTGGTCTCGTCGATGGTCTTTTGATCCACCGCGCCGACCATCTGGCCCACGCCTTTGCCGATGTCGAGGAACGCCTTACCAGCACCGGCAAGGAATTTCTTTGGCCCGCTCATCCCCTCCGTGGGGTCCACGGGCTTGCGGAAATCAATGTTCTTCAGGAAGTCGTTATAGGGGATGTCCGCGTAGAACTTGCGGTGCAGACCGCGAACGAGATCACCGTCCGGAATGTCGGAGTATTGGGGGAACTGCTCGCGGATCTGCGAAATCGGCGTCATTTCTTGCGAATTCCGAGAGGATCATCAGCAGAACCGATCTTGCCAGCCGCCTTTTGTCCAAAGGCTGGGGTCTGGTAGTCCAGAGACCCATAGATGCCTTCGTAGGTCTGCCTAGCGTTTTGCTTCATTCGCTCCAAGACGATCTTCACGTCCGCAAGCTTTTTCTTGAACTGCTCCGTGGTCTGGGTCTGCTGAAGTTCCCCGAGCTGGTTCTGCAGGATCGGCCATTCCTTTTCCGTCACGTTGCCGACAGCGCCCCCCGTTTTGGAGGCTTCCCGCATGGCGTTCAGGACTTGCACCCCGATCTGGGACTTGAGCGTATCCAAGGACGCTTGGGCGTTCGTGGCGTCCCCGGTGACGTTTGGCAAGCGCCCAGCCAAAGGCCCCGTAATGTTCGGCAGTCCGGGGGCCTTCAGGACGTTGTCCAGCTTGTCCAAGGCGGTGTCCAGTTGCAGCATGACCCCTTGAGCCGCTCGGGTGGCTTCCGGACGTTCTGCGGCCCTTGCGGCAAGCGCCTTTGGGGTGACAGCCCCCGACATCGCCGGAGGCACCATAGACCCGCCAGAAGCCGCCGTAGGCGCTCCCTGAGGCCCTTGGGGCATCGCAGGACGTTGCGGAGCCATGGGGGCCTGTGCGGCGATCTGCGGCGCTGAGGTGCCTTGGTTCGCAGGGGCCCCCAAGTTCTGGGTTGGGGCGAAGTTCATCCCGCCGATCTGCGGAGTTGCGCTCGGAAGTCTTGGGGCCATGGGAGCCCCCACACCTCGCCCGGTCTCGAACTGCGTTTGAATCCCTTGATTAGCCAATCTGGCTTGATCCACGCCGAGTTGAGCAAGCTGCAGAGGGCTTGCGTTGCCCCATTGATACTTGTCCCAATCCAGACGCGCAGTTTCACCGGGCTTCATCGAGGTTCCAATGGCCTCCCCAACCGGACGCCCGGTGTAAGGGTCTCGGGGCTGGATCACGCCGCCTTGGTCGGTGAAGTTAAGCTTCGCCGCCTCCTGTCCGCCAAGCGGCATGACGTTGGACGGGTTGTTTAAGTCGATCAGGACTTTTTCCTTGCGTCCAGTGTCCGAATTGAAGCGTTCCGCCACCTGCCACTTCGATTCCTTCGGGACGAACCGCTGCAGCATCCCGGAGACGCCAACCTGCTGCAACGCGGGATCGCTGGAAGTCGCCAGTCTTTGCAGGGCTGCGGCAAGGTCCGCCTTTTGCGCAGGCTGAGTCCTACCAATCCCCATCGAATCCTCGTACTGAGATTCAGGGGCCCCTTGGGCGAGTCTCAGGGCGTCGGCAAGCGCGGCCTGTCGCTCGGTAGCAGAGCGTTGCGTGAGTTCCTTTTGCTTCTGTTCTGCGGTCTGGCGTTGATACCCTGCCATGCCCCCTTGCAGCATCTTGGACAGACCCTCCAGCGGGCTTATCGGTACGACATACCCTCCCGCCATGCGATTGGTCTGCAACGGGGTGTCAGCCTGCGCCTGCAGCATTTCCGCCATCTTCTGGCGGCGCTTGATCTCCTCCTGGTCGGCAAGAAACTCCGTCCCCGGCGCGGTGAAACTAACAGCCTTAGACATGAAGGGCTCCGTAGTTCACCGCCTTATAGCCGTCGATCTCCACCACGGCATCAGGCAGCACCGCTTCAACCTCGTCGGCCATGACGCCAGTCATGAACTGGTCGTCCCACAGGTAGCGGAATTCGTAGATGCCAAAGCCCTTCGGATGCTCACCGACCTTCTTGATGTCGCGCTTCAGGCGCCGGTCTGACATCCATGTTCCCCAAGGCAGGGAGCCCGCAATCGAGCCACCGATCCCGAAGAGACCGGACATCATAGAGTTGTCTTGGGCGACTTGCGAATTGTAGGCATTTTGCGCGGCCTGCCCTTGCGCCATCGCACCTTGCATCACCGGCGCAGCCCCTACGCTTGCCGTACTGAAGGGCTGAAATTGCGGGATGCTGGGCTGCGAACCTGTACGCAGGGCGTTGACTTCCGTGAGAGGCTGGTTACGGATCGCCAGTTCCTGCTGCAACAGCGCCGGAGCTTGCGAAGCCGCCGCAAGTCGCGCTTGCTGATACGCATCGTTCCTGGCGCTGCTGAAGTCGCGCATCGCATTGGAGTAGGCTTCTCCACCCGGGGAAAGCCCCTGATTCGCAAGCCTCGTCCTCTCCTGCTCCTCGCGCATCTGCCACTGAGGATCAAGGCGCGAGGTCTGCGCCTGATACGCCTTGTCCTGCAGCTCGTTGACATTCCCCACGGACAACGGCGAGGAGAAGGACTGCTGGATTCTCCCTAGCCCGGCTTCGCCAATGTCCCCGTAGGTCGAGGACATCCGCATCTGCTGATCCGCGAGTTTCTGTCCCTCGGGAGTGAGTTCAATGCTAGATGTCCACTGCGGCAAGGTGGCCGCAGGCTGATCGCCATACGCCGGAACTTGATACGAACCCGTCTGGGTCCACTTTCTCGAACCGTAAGGCGTATTTTCCTGAGGACGGTTCAGGTAGTTCTGGACGATGGCCGCTTGCGTGTTCGCAGCGCCTTGCGACTGAGCAGCCGCAGAGTAGTCCGGAGCAGGAGGAGGAGAAGGAGAGTCCTTCCCCGGATACAGACTCGCGCAGAACGGATCTACGCAGCCTTGGCGAATCGCGGCAGAGACTCTGAGCCAATCCATCGACACCTCTCCTTGAACATCGAGTAGACGAGTAAATCGCCTGTCGGATGCGCGGCATGGAGAGTGGTCTCTGCCTTGAATACCAATTTTTCCACAAACCTGCGGGATTGGCTATTGCCTTCTCCCACAGGACAGGTAATGCGCTTCACGTTCATTTGATTGAACGGGTAATCGAAGATCGTCCACAGGTATCTACGGGTCAGCCAGTGACTTCCCTCACTGGCGATGTGGCACCAGACATTCGGCCCGTTGTAGTCGGCGTACACCACCCCGGCCACCAGACGCCCTTGCCGCTCCCAGCCAATGGCTTGGGTAGCTACCCCAAAATTCCCGTGATCGCCAATCCTCGCAGCGACCCAGCGAACGACGTAGGCTCCAGTGGCTATCACCTAGATATAGCCCCCCGGCTCCATCACGAAGTCCGTAGAGATCCAGTCCAGCGTGACCCCAGAGGTCGAGCCTCGGATGTTCGGGGCGGCGCAATACCCCACCCCCGTGACCCCGTTCCAGATGCGACTGAAGAAGTCTCCTGCCCATAGTGATACATCCCAAGTACCGGAGTCCCATACCGCCCCTGTCTGCTGGTTGATGGCAAGCTGCGGGGAGGCCATGCTTTGGTCGAAATCGACGTTCACATTCCCGTAGATCGTAGGAGTCCCATTGCTTTGGAAGGTCGGGCGGAACATGGAAAAGCGTTTCTGCCTCCCTCTGGACCCGAAGTAGTTGAAGGCTTGCAAAGCCTCGAACGAAATCGCCGTCCCGGCGTCGTCATTGCCATTCCACGCCTTCCCGACGTAGCCGTTCGCGCCAAAATAGATCGAATCCCCAAGCATCTCCCAGCAGTTCGCGGACCATCCTGTGAACTTCGTCCACGCCCCGGTGATCGAGTTCATGACGTACTGCTCCTGTGACGCGCCCTCCGTGACAGGAACGTTCAGGATCAGGAAGTTCTGCTGCGGATACGGAAGGACGCACCACCCAAAGTTCCCGCCGTATGAACTGGTGGCCTCGGAGATCGCAAACTGGATCTTATCCGTCAGCGCCACCCTTGGATTCAGTCGTGAAGACTGCAGAGCCCCGGAAAGAGGCAGAAGACCATCCCGGGTAATCAGCAACAAGTCGCCCTTGTACTTGACGAAGCACCGTCTACCGATGGGCTGGCCCAGCCACCACACACCCACCAGAGCCCAAGTCGAGGCAGAGGAAGGATCGGTTCCCCGGTACACAAGGACTTCGCCGTTAGATGTCACCAAGACAAGGTGATCGTCCACCCCATAGCCGGCGTCAATCGTCCACGTCCCGATGGCGACCAAGTAACCGCCATGCTGGCAGAACGCCGACACATCCAAGGCATTCGCAGCGCCCGCAATGGACTGCGTCGGCAGATACCAAGCCTTGAGAGTCCCGGTCTCGCAGAACCAAAGGCGGTTCTTGAAGAGGTTGACGTTTACCAGTGTCGAAGAAGTGACACCCGTGATCGCCGGGCTAGCCCAATTCGTGCCGTCAAAGGACCGGACGTTATCCGCCCCGTTGCAACAGATGATGTAAGACCCTCCGGGGGTCGTGATGTTGACGTACTGCCACCGGGAGTTGGAAAGGCCAGACACCGATGCCGCAGGCGCAGCGCCTCCAGCGGTGATGTCGTAAATCCCACCGTTCGACACCGCGAAAAGCTTGTTCGTCGTGCCGCTCTGGTAGGCAAAGAGGGACTGGACTTGCGCCGGCAGGCCAGTAGAGAACCTTGTATGCCCGTACCTGACGATGCACTTGGTAGGCAGCGGGAAGACGTTGACGAGCGTGACGGCGTCGTTTTCGTTCATCTCTCCAAAGGCGTCTCTTTTGTTCCAACCCCCGATGGGGGAAGGAACGGACGCCGTGACCGCCGTGACCTTTTGGGCGAGACTGCGGGGACGAGTGCTTGCCATCTCAGTGCCCGTAGCCCGAATCCGGGATCTGTGCCGAGGTCACGAGAATGGTCGAAGGCGTTGGAGCCATCGCCAAGGTCGGAGACCCGGAATCATGGGACTTCGCCAAGTCGAGCTGCTGCGTGTAGATCCGGTATGCCGCCGTCGTGTCCAGTCCCTTGGCTTCCAGATACTTCAGCTTGATGAGCGCCCGCATCAGCGCATCGGGGAAGATCGTCGTGTCCGTGTCAGCGGTGAAGGCTTGCTTTGAGGTCGCCGTTCCACCTGTTGCATAGATCCAGTTCTTCGACAGGTAGTCATAGACCAGGAGTTCATCGGACCCAAGCGCCGGCCAGATCTGGAAATAGCCGCCTTGCAGGAAGTACCGCACCCTGGGGCCGGTCGAGATGTAGGACGAACGCAGCCATTCCGCCTGTTGAGGCGTTTCCGGGCCCAGCATCTCCCATCTCTTCGACTTGTCCCAATGCGTTCTGTCAATCTGCCGGTCGTAGTCCGAAGGGAACGGAAACTTGGTCTGCGAGAACGTGATCGTCTGGCTGGTTCCAGAACCCGTTGCCGCCTGGCTAATAACTGCGGTAGAAGCGCCGGCGTTGACGCTCACCAGAGTGCAGTCGTTAGGGATGTACTGGCCCGTCACCGAGAAGTAGGTCGGATTCGCCGTCAGCCCCGTAGTCGAAGAAAGCGCGGAAATCGTCGTGCTTCCGCTCACCGTGGTTGCGGTGTAGGAGTACGCAACCGCCGTGAAGATGTTCTGCTTCCACAGGGCTTGCCAGTCATGCTCCCTTGACAACTCGTCTCCCCCAGCGTTCACCAGCGCAAGGGTCTGCACCACGTCCTGATTGGTGTTGTTAATCACCGTCGCCGGCAGGCCATAGGTAGACACCCCCATGCCTTGCAACGTGGTTTGGAACAACTGGAGAAGGGTCGAGTTAGCCATGGATCGCTTTCATCACTAGTAAAGCGTTTGGGTCTTCCTTGTAGCCCTCCGGAACCTTGGCGTAACTGCCTGCTTTCCCGAGGACTTCACACACCGTCAAGGCGTCAACCCGCTGCCAGCCGTGAATTTCAGTGGGCTGGAAGCTTTGATCCATGCGCAGGTACTTTCCACCGGGGGAGAGCATGTTCGGGTCCAGAACGACCTCGAAATACTCTCCCCCCCTCATCCCTGACGTAGAGGTGGCAGGCCCGAACTGCACAATCGCCCGGACCTTGTCCTTGAGCTCAATGGTGCCGATCTCGATCAAGCGGCCTCCGGCTGCGCATCCTTGGGCTTGCGGTTGTACTTGCGCTTGGGTTCCGGCGCATTCGCAACGGCGTTGGTCTTCTGGATGACTTGCATCAGTTGAGCGACCTGTTCCTTGAGGTCCGCAATCTCCTTGGCTTGGGCTTGGTTAGCCGCGCCATCCTTCGCCTTGAGGAGATAGGCTTGGGCCTGCTGCTTGAGACGCGGCCCCATCATCCCCAAGGCTTGGGACTGCTGGTCCGATGCGTTGGCGATCTGTTCCACGGTGTAGAACTTCTGCGCCCGCAGCCCTTCAGCCGTAGCCCGGTCGATGATCGGCCACTCCCGGACATCGGTGCCCTGCACCTGTTCGGAACTCTTGTTGTTCTGGTACAGCGCCCACTGGCGGGGGAACCTGCGCTTGTCGGCTTCGGTGGCGTAGGTGTCGATCTCCGTGGTGTTGTCCCCGGGCTTCATGATCTTGATGAAGTCCACGTTTTTGAAGATCGGACGGCCTTCCTTCTGGGTGGCGAAGTTGTCCTTTTCCACGCGCTCGTAGAACTGCACATGGAGAATGTCGTCTGGATTACGAGCCCCGAGAAACTCAGTGTTGTTGTCGTCGGAAGCAAGCATTTGCATGGTGTGTCCTCAAGTGGTTGAGTTATTTGACTGCCGTTACCCGCATATCCCGGTTCTTGAAGTGATACCGGGCATCTTCGAACTTGATGTCCTTGAATCCAGCCTTGACCAGTTCCTCCCTGATCGTTGCGTAGAAATATCCCCACTTGTGGCACATGGCGACATTCTTGAATCTCGGGTCGCCCCACAAAGGAAGGACGGAAAACGTCCCGCTCATCGGCATCTTCGAGTTGATGCAGTCCGTGATGTAGCGGAACACCTTGTCCATGCAAGGCAGCTCAAGGATCAGCCTGCCGCCGGGCTTTAACTTGTCCTTCCAGTGCTTCAGCACGGAATTGACTTCCCACTGGTAAAAATGCTCGATCACATGCACAGCGGCAATCGCATCCGCGTAGTCGTTGGGGAAAGGAAGGTCCGTGATGTCGCAAACGACATCGGGGCCTCTTTTGTCATGCCAGCCGTCAGGATTGGCGTCACACCCTATCCATCCGTTCCAGTGAATATCGCCACATCCGAGGTTGAGGAGGACAGAACCCTCTGGATAACTGTCCTCCACGCATTTGCCTGTGTTTGAGGCGAATACTTGCTTCGGACGAAAGCCTGCGCCTTGCGCGTCCGTTCGTTCGCTTCCAACAGGTTCTGCTGCGCCCATGCAATTCCTTTCCCGATGTTCCCGAGCCAGATGCCGGGAATGTCATTGATCGCCGGATGAGGCTCCGCAACCACGAAACAACCCTGACGGATGGCCTCAATCGTCCTGTTCGGGCTCTTGTAAGGGGAGGTTTCAGGCATCAACACGATGTCCGCTATGGCAAACTGCTTCACCATCTCCTCAAGGCTCCAAGGGATGCAGCCTTCCATGTTCGACACGATGGCAAGGGGATGTCCTTGGATCTCCCGGGCGATCCTCTGCAAGCTGTCGAAGTTCATCGCCTGCCCGTACCAAAGTAACTTGTCCCCGTTGCAGTGCGGCTCCTTCTCCTCAAACTCGAAGGGGTCGGGAACCACATGGGCCTCGATACCGTACTCTTCGCGCAAATAGTCTGAGAACCATTGCGTCGGCACGGTGACGGCATCCGCAGCCTTCAGGATGACTTCGTAGTGCTTCAGGTGGAAGTGAAGGTCGCAGAAGTCCGCAATGACCTTTTTCCCGTTCTGCTGGGCCCGCACCACATGAGGCACGTCCTGATCTATCGGCTTCGCAAAGATGATGACGTCCGCCGTGGGGTCATTGATCGACGCCCCAAGCTCTTGAGCAGGAATCTGAGCCCGGTAGCGATAGGACGCCATTGACGGGTTGCCGTAGTGAGCGAACGAAACCCTCACATCTTCCTCCGGTGATGCTTCATGATCTCCGCAAGCAAGCCATCCCCCTTTACTTCGATCTGCACACCAGCCATGCGCTCGAAGGCGAAGGCCATTTGCTTGAAGCCCATCGCTTGTTCAGCCAATGCCGGGTTGCAGAAGAATCGCTTTCCGCCTACGATCACATCCACCGGCTTTTGGAGGCCGATGTTTTCCCCGGTGAAACGCTTGGTGTAGTTATCCTTGGCGAGGCAGGAATCCATCCCGTACAAGGTCATCTTGCGAAAGCCCATCAGGAAGCCAAGCATCATCGCCCGCAGTCCTGAAGTTGTTCCGCCCCCAACCCCTTCGCCCTTCCCTCTCCACGCCTCGCACTCCTCGGCAGGGTGGAAGTCCTCCCACGTTGGATTCGTGGAAGTTGGCTCAGGAGCGCCAGGCTTTGAAGCCCAGGAATGCCAGAGGACGACCTTGAGCCCTTTCACCTGTTTAAAGAGTTCAGGCGGGCACCGCGAGGCCAGCAGGTAGGCCGTTCGTTGGTTTGGGTACTTGAGAGGCCGAATCCTTGGCTCACAGGACACGAAAACGTCAGGCTCTACACCGTTCTCGCAAAGGTAGTCATGAGCGCCCTTGACGGCGCAGATCGTGCGTCCCTTGCGTCTTTCCTCGCGGATATCGTTGAGCAAAGACGGCAGGGAGGGCCCGCTCCCGCAGATCACGAAATGACCATCGTGTTCCACGGGTAGCGGGTGGAAGTCTGACAGTCCCAGAGTGAGGGCGTGTCTGATATTGGAGGCCGCGATACCGCCGTCCCCCGCAACCGGACCAACCTTCAGGTTCTGGGCTGTCAGTTGACGCATTACGCGCCGCCGCCGTAGCGACCCGTATGCACCTGCGCAGCGCCAAGGCAGGTCGGTGCCGTGGCGTTGGAGATGGTCCGGGTGTTGACGAGGCCCATGATGTAGCCAGCCGTGACGGTCGTATCGTCCAGAACCCCAGCCGTCGAGGTCGTGAACAGAGGCACGTTGTCGTCACAGTTGGCCGCGAGGTTGACAAGCACCTGACCGCCGAGCTGCACCCAGCCGTACTTGCTGGTGCCAATCGAGGTCTGGGCGAAGCCAACCCGGGGCGAGTCGCCAGCGTTGGTCGTAGTCAGCATCGTGGTGACGCCGTTCACGCCAATGGAGCAGGCCGCGTAGGTGGAAAGCGCCGAAGTCGAGGCTTTCACATACATGGCCTGACCGCCATCGCTCAAATTCACGATGGTGCCAAGCGGGTACATCGCAGAATCGTCAACCCGCGTGAGGTTGACGCCGATAACGCTGGAAGTGCTGGTAGGCATGACGTCTCCTTAGGCGATGAGGACGCCTTGGAAAGCCGAGCCAGAGCAGGTCAGGTTCCCTGCCCAGCCGATCAGCTTCACAACGGCGTCTTGGTTGACGGACTGACGCTCCCCGCCAATCGGAACGAAGTTCCGGTCGCGGTGCGGACGGAAGAACAGGTAGTCCGTATTGAGCGCCCACATGTGGGCCGAAGTCGCCCCACCCGTGGTTCCGTCCGTGTTGACGGCGAAGTTCACGCCAGAGCCCATGACCACGTCCGCCGCCATGCCGCCGCCGTAGAACTTGAGCGACGGGAAGCCAGCGCCAGCGGTTCCCGAGCCGTTGTCGCTCGAAATCCGCTGGATGGCCTGCAGGCTGTTGACGTAGAAGCCGTAGTACGTCGCATCCCCGATGAAGAGATCCGGCATGTTCCGGCCACGCACCAGACGCAGGGCGAGGGTCGTCATGTACTGCTGGATGTTGGCCGCCGACACCGCCGCGCCACCGTCCGAGACGCCCGCGTACTTCTGCGGACGCCAGAACGACCAGTTCACGCGGGAGATGCCGCCGTAGGTGCCCGTGGACGGGGAATCCGGAACCGCAGCCGCAAGGCCCGTGAGGTTCTTGCCGCCGTTGCCCGTCCCGTTCTGATACAGGTCGTAATCGATCCTGTTCATCAGTTGGGCTTCCGTCACCTTCATGCGACCTTCCATCAGGTCGATGATTTGCTCGGTGCCGGCGTTCTGCAGCATCTGCAGGCCGGACATTGTCACCGCGCCCGCATACTGCGCGATGCTGAACTGCGCCGAGCTGATCGGGGAGTTCTCGCCCACGTTCAGGGTTTCGTATCCCGAATACGAGTTGACGTTGATCTGCGAGGCGTCCACATACATCAGTTCCTCGAAGATCACGTTACCGCCGGAGAACGGTCGGACGTTCCCCTTTTGCTTCAGGCGCCGAAGCAGCGCGTTGTTGTTCGTGACGTTGTCCGCCAGTTCACCGGAACGACTTTGGATCGTGGTCGCGATGATGTCGGTGACGTCACTGTTGGCGAATGCCATGGTTTATCTCCAGTGAGTTAGACCCGTCCGCCACCTAACCGGGCAGCAACCTGCTGCGCGATCTGGTCGCGGAGACCTTTTGGCTTCTCGCCAGCCGGAAGGGCGCTAGGTGTTTGCGTCCTGACGCTGACTGCAGCCGATTTGGCACGCTGTACCTGCGCTTGCCTCTGGGCGGCTTCGGCTCTCTCTTGCTCCGCTTGCTGGGTGGCCAGCTCCTGGGCTGTGAGTTCGACGTGTTCCGGCATCAGAAGGGCGCGCTTGTAGGCGTCCGGAAGGTCTTGGGCGATTCCTGCCTGGAGTAATCCGGCCATCGTCCCGCGAACCTCTTCAAAATAGGGGTAGATCGGTCGCCCGTCAGGCCCCTTTGCTTCCCTGAACGTCTCGATCTGAGAGTTCAGCTGCGCCTGTTGCATCTCGGCGCTCACCATCTGCTTGATAACCTCGGGAGTGATCTGAGGCGCAGACGGCTGGATGTTGGGATTCAGGTAGAACTGACCGTCCTGAGACTGCGTCAGCAAGTGCTGAATCGGGATCTGGTAGTCACGCACCATCTGCGCGACGACAGCGAGCTTGTCCTGAGGCGAACCCAAGGCAAGGCGCTGGTGAATCTGGAAATACTGGTCGATCTGCCTCGCGGGGTCGATCTTGTACTGCTCCAGCATCTGCCGGTGCGGGGCGATGGCGTCCAGAAGCGGACGTGCCTGATCCCATTGGCTCTTGTAGGTCGAGACGCCCTTGGCGTATTCGGCCTCACGCTGCAACAGGTACTCAGCAAACGCAGGGTCCGCGCTCTCCCAATGGGGCGCGTAGTCCTTCTTCCAAGTCGTGGGGTACTTGGGACGGAGCTTCTCAGGGGCCGCAGGGGCAGCGTTCTGGGCGACCTGAGGGGCAGGCTTGGCCGTGACTTGGGACGGCGCTTGACGCTCGGCCTTCCCCGGCAGGAGGCGGCCAGAATCGTCCCTGGCGCGTCCTGCCGTGCGCCCGGGCTTGGACTCCTCCGGTGCGGCCTGAGGCGCTTCCTGAGCCTGTACGGGCTCGGAAACGACCTCTGCGGGTTCCTCCGCTTTCGCGGAGAGGATCTTGTCTGCGTTAGCCTGTAGCTGGTCGCGAAGTGATTCGCTCATTTGCTGCTCCGTTTCTGTTCGTCTCCCGACGATCAATAGGAACCCCGGCCTCCATGTGGCCGAGGGGTGCCGCTGTCATCCCGACAGTAGCGTTTTTCTTTCCAGCAACAAGCGCGTACTCAATCCATGAGTACGGAAGGCGCGGCTTGTACTGGCTGTACTCCACTACGCCGCCATCTGCGTCTGGATCGCCGCCGCCTGCGTGGCAGCGGAATCCGTGTTGGTGGTCGTGCACCACTTCGCCTTGCCCGGGTAGTCCACCCCCCCGGTGACGTAGAAGTAATCCGTGGTCGTGATCGTGTTCTGCTTCACGATCCTGGCCTTCGTGCCGTAGCCGCTGGGGTCGAGTTCCGCTTGGATTGCCGCCACCGTTGCCATTTGCTACCTCCGCTTTCGTTCCATGACTTGTTGATAGGACCGGATCAAGTGATCCTTGAGCCCCGGAGGGGGGCGCAAGGGTTGAGGCTTTGGGTTCAGAACGCTGGAATCGTTCCCAACCTCGACGCACCCATGGGCTTTCAAGTGTTCCCGGTGCTGGGAGCGCGAGTTAATGATGCTTCCGTCGATCATGCTCCTGTAGGGCTGGATGTCGGGCATCACATGCTGCTTGTTAGCGTTGTGTTCCGGTGGCAAGTCCTCCCGGGCAAACACCAACTCCCCGTCGATGTAATGAGCGACAGGGCCCTTCCCGTCAAGTCCGTAGATGATGCGTTCTCTCATAGGCTCAGGTTCCCCACCCACCGGGTAGAGGTCAGCTTGGTGAACTCCACCGCCGTGTTGACGCTCAGAAGGTGAGGCGCGTTCGTCGGCTGGCCGTTCAACTGCTCTCCGGTCTGCGGGTAGATCCTCAATGGATTTGCCCCCCCGTTGTAGACCAGGACGGAGTCTCCGGGGCTTGCTGAAGGAAGGACGGCACCTGTACCACTAGCAACGGTCGTAAATTCATTTGACGCAGCCGTAAGCGCATACGCATCGGCTTGAGTGGTGCCGGTCGCGGTGAGACCGGACGCAACGTCAAGGCAAATCGCTTGGACCGAAAGCCCGTTGATGCCTGAACCCATGACTTTGGAAGAGAGCATGGCGTCATATCAGCAAAAGGACATCGTCATCGTCATCCTCCAGCATCGCTTGATATTGGCGCTCATGCTCAATCCTTGCAATCTCCATCCGCAGCGCCACGAATCCAGCAATCCGCCCGGCAATGCCTTCAATGTCCACCGTTTCCCAGAACGGTTTGGACTCCGTAGGCTTGGCATAGGGCTCCAGTTCCTTGCGGATCTCCTCGGCTTTCGGCCCCTCCAGAGCTCTACGCACGTCCTCACGAAGCTTGTCGTGATAGGCCCGGTACTCCTCAATGCGCTTTTTCTTGCGCTCATCGAACCCGTCGTGGGTGTCGAAGACGACGACAGTCCCGCCATCGGTATCAAATCCACCGACTGAGCCATCAAAAGACTGTGCATCGAAGTTTCCATTCATGTATGCGCCGGCCCTTTGAGGCAGTGCAGCAACTCATGCCCCAAGGTGTTCACCGCTTCCTTGTCATCGAACCCACGAGGTTCGATTGCCACGATCTCGCATGAACCCTTGGGGTTGATCTCGCTCTTGTTCTGTCTTGCGCAGCCCAAGGGCTCAATGAAAGAAGTCTGCCCGCACATCTGGCGAACCTCATCCGCGTCCTTCGCCCACCTGACGACGATCATCTGGCCCTCATACGGCGTCACCGTACAAGCGGCAAGCGCGAAGATGAGCAGGTATTTCACAGCCTCGCCCTTAACTCCGCGATCTCCGCGTCTAGTGTTTCAAGGCGAGACTTGTCCCCACCCAGCAAAGCCTCGCGCATTGCGCGTGGTTGCTTGGCCTCAAGCGCCAGAATTTGCTCACGGATGAAATACGGCTCTTCGCACGGATCGCCCACGCTCAAGTTTTCGCGCTGCAGCACGAAGTCAGCACAAGATGCCGCCGGTTCTTCTACGTTCGGCAGCACGTTCACCACTACCCTGTCCTTGATGTAGGCGTACATCAGAAACAAGCCAGGTAGCAGTACCCCGGCCCTCCGTTGCCACCGTTGCCCGAAGTCCCGCCAGTACCGGCATTCCCACCGCCGCCGCCACCGGACCCGATGCCGCCATTGCCTCCAGCGCCTCCAGAGAGCGTCGTGCTGGTCGTCCCGCCCCCACCACTCCCCCCGGTCGAGAAGAACGGCCTGCCGCTCTTGTAGTATCCCGGGAGGCCGTTTCCAGCCGCACCACCGGCACCAGAGGCCCCGCCTGCAAGGGTCGGGATTCGCCCGCTGCCAGTGATCGCCCCGCCATTCCCGTTGCTGGACCCCGCCCCACCGCCGCCCCCGGAAATCATGGGGGTGCCGATAGCCACGGCGCTTCCGTTTGTCGCAGCGCCAGCGCCTCCGGCTTGACCGGCAACACCCACCCACATGACCAGACCCGACCACATCGAGGCCGCGACGACATACACAGCCGCAGCAGATCCGGCACCACCAGCAGCCGCCCCACCACCGCCAGCGTTCGCGTAAATCAAACTCGCAGCGTTTGCCGTGCCCGGGATGTCAGCGCCGATGTAGCTTGTATTGCCGCCCGCGCCAGCAGCTCCGTTAGAAGTCCCGCCCGCCCCGCCCGATCCCACGGTGATATACAAAACCTTGGGAAGCAGGAACGCTGGAGCAATGAACCGTGTTACCGCGCCTGAAGCCCCTCCACCACCACCGGCAACGCCAGTCCCTACCGAAGGCCGAGCCCCTCCTCCACCAGCGCCAACAAGCATCCCGTAGACAAACGACGCCCCCTCAGGGATGACGTAGGGATGCCATTCGTTTGTGCCAGATCCGCCAGTCGTGCCGACAAACTCAATCTGGTCAATCAGCGTCCGGGTTTGGGGAAGCCAGCCGAACATTAGTAATCGCCACCAAAGACGATGACTTGAAACTCGGTGTTCGCAGCCAGCGTTGCACCAGAACCGACAAGGATGTATTGCCCGCTCTCCAATGCCTTGTTCAGCGGGATGGTGAATGTCGGCGTCGGCGCTGTCGTGCTAGCCGCAGAAACAGCGGGAATGTTGATCTCATCAATCAACTTTGTGTTGGATGAGGTTGTCGCCCCGCTGCTTTGCGTGGAGATATAGACGCGAATGCTGGTGTTGGTCGTCGTCGTCGCCGCAGCCGTCGCCGCAGGCTTGATGATGATGTCCTTAACAAACGACCCGCTGGCCCCAGCAGAAAACGCGAGAAAAATGTCGGTTCCAATTGTTCCGTTACCGTCAGAACGCCCGGAACTCGCCTGTTGCGCGGTGATCCGCGTTTCGCCGTTGTTTACTGTTCCCGGGAAAATCGGAGAGGTAGCCATGCGTTACCTATAGGGTGAACATCGCGGTACTGAGACCGATGACAAGACCAATGGAAGTGCCAGAACCACCAGAGCCGTTTGCGGCAGCCGTGATGCGTCCCTTCGCGTCTACGGTGATGTCTGCGCTGGTGTAGGAACCTGCGGAGACGGCAGTGTTTGCAAGGGTGATGGCCCCGGTACTGGCAAGCGTCGCGTCCCCGGACATCGCAACGGGCGCGTAAGCCGTGCCCCCGGCGTTGCCTACAAGCATCTGGCCCGCAGATGGGGCAGTGTTCGGGACAATCGCCGCTTGGGTCTGGGCGTTGTTTGTGACGTTGCCCAATCCGACATCCGAAGATGTCAGCGTGACGGTGCCCGTCTTTCCGGCAACGGACTGCACAGGAGCGCCAGCCGACGTTATCCAGCCCACGTCATTGGTCAGGTCACTCGCAAGACCTGAGGTCGCCACCGTGGCAAGCCCCGTGACGTCACTTGCCGGCAGCGTCCCTGTCACCGCCGAGGTGTGGCTCGTCGGGGAGACGTAGTCAGCGCCATAGACCTTGTCCTCAGTCCCTGTCGAAGGGCTGATAAGGACTTTGGTGTGAACCGTTGTGACGGTGAGCGCCATTAGTTAAGCGTCTCCACCCCAGCCGCTCGACCGTCAGGCCCTCGAATGATCCTCTTGGGCTTGGTCATGATCTGCATCAACGACGCGACCATCTGCTGCGTCTGCTGGGTGCTGAGGGACATCTGTTGCGCCAACGCTTGCAGGGCCTCCAAACGCAGGCTTTCGTCCTTCTCTACCTTCGACATCGAGTCCTTTACCGCCGAAGCCTTGGCCTCCTCAAGCTTCGCGTATTCGGCGCTGGTCTTGGCCTTGACCTCGGAATCACGGGCGGCAAGGTCAGCCTCCCGCTTGGTAAAGTCGGCTTCCAGCTTTCCGAGCTGCTGCTCCGCGTTGAACTTCATCTCGCGGATATCAAGGTCAGCCGCCCGCTTGTTATGCTCAATCTCCTTGGAGGCGTTCTTCATCGCCACGTCGTTCTCGATCTGGGCGCGGATCTGCTCTTCCATCTGCTTGGGATCAGGCGCTTGCGGCTGGCCGGCAAGCTGGATCAACTGCTGGGTCGCTTGATCGATGATGCCTTCCATCGATTTGCCTACCCTGTAGCCAGTGACGCCAAACTTCAGCATCTCCAAGAGCAGCGGCAGCAGTGGCCCGACCATCTCCTTCGGCACACTCGCCAAGGACATAACGATCTTCTCCAAGAACGTCCCGGTCGCTGTCAGGAACTCGACACGGGCCTCCTTCTCGGCCTGTTCGTCCAGATACACCATCGAATCGGCAGCAACCTCGATGCGGAACGCCCGCATGGGGTTCGGTGCCTGACTCTCCGGATCTTGAATCCTCGGCCCGAGCAACAGTTCCATCGCAGGGCCGATGTATTGCTTGTCAGCCTCCGGGAACTCATTGACCCCGGCGATCATCGCAATCGTCTGCGGGTCGAACTTGTTGCAGATGACCTGTCCCTTGATCTGCAGGACTTGGGTCGCGAAGAAGGCGACTTGATCTTGGTAGGACTTGAGCCTCAGGCTGGCGTACTGACCCTTGATCTGCTGCGCCGTCGCGGTCTCCGAAGCTTGCGTCTGACCACGGACGATGTCCGAAATCCCGGTGATCTCGTACACCTGTTCCCGGACCTGAACCATGGCCTCATACGCAGCCCTCAGGGCTTCGTAGATCGGCTTCAGGTCTACGATGTCAATGGAACCCTTGAGACCCTGCTTCTCGGCAAACGCCGCCCAATTCTTCACCGGGAAGAGCGTCGTGTTCTCGCCCTCCGTAAAGATGCGGGCAAGGACGGGATTCGAGGAGTCGTAGCACCCTGCGACCTTCAATGCCTTGATAAGCCCGTCGATACGGTCACAGAGAACGTCCAACTCCCGGGCTTGATCCTGGTACAGCGTGAAGTCAGGCGTCGGAATGAGCGAATCATTCGACAGCGTCGAGTACAAAGGCTTGGGACACGGGAAGAAGTCCTCCAGCCCCAAGGGGTCGTCACGCTGGTCAAGGAAGTCCTTGAACGACTTGTGGAACCAAACGGCCTTCTTGGTCTCCTTGTCCCAGCCCTCGTAGATGCAGGCGGTATCAGAGACCGTTGTCTTGTTGCGCTCGGTGTCGTCAGGCGTGGCGTCTAGCGGGATCTTTGATCCAACCTCCTCCCCAAACCGCTCTACCAAGGCTTCGCGCCCCATGTAGACCCTGCGCCATACCCGCTTGACCTCTTCCCACGTCCTTGCATTGGAGTGGCCGAAGTCCTTCCAATGGACGTAGTCCGTGGGGGCGCACTCGTAGTCGAGTTCCTCCTGCCCCTCGTCCACGTCCTCCGTGACGCCTAGGCCGTCCGTGGGCTGCGCAAGCTGGGTTGCCCGCATGTGGGGCTCGTACCGGACCCAAGACGTGCCACGGCCTCCCAGAAAGCGGTCCAGCACCACGCTATCCATCGAGGCCCGATAGTCCTGATAGTGCTGGATCTCGTAGTCCAAGGCTCTTTCAAGGATCAGCGCCGCCACCCTTCCCACCGGGTCTTGATCCTTGAACCTGCGGCTGACATCAGGCTTAGGAAGCCGGGAGAACGTCGCCGCCTTCAGGGTCTGGACGTTCGACCACAGGATGTTGAAGCGGGCCTGACCCGTCCCGGACTTCAGCTCGTCCTGTTTGTCTACGAACCGCTTGATGATCTTCTCGACGCGCCCCTCCCAAGACTGGAACTTGGTCTCGTAGGCAGCAACGCAGTCCAGCCAGGACTTGAAGTCCCGGCTTACCCGCTTTCGGTCGAGGAGTTCGGCCACGGCTAGTTGTTAGTCGTGGGGGTCGGAGCAGGCTGGAAGAAGAACGTCACGTCCAGCGTGTTGGCAATCGTTGCGTGAAGGCTGGATGCGTAGACAGCCGGGAAGCGATGAAAGCCAATGGCCGGCGTGATCGTTCCGGACATCGCCGTGCCAGACGCCCCACCGTCACGCAGGACAAGCGTCCCGCCAGTTGTGCTGTTGACGTAGAAGCCCACCAGCACCCCGGGGGCAGCACTCACAGCAGCCGTTGCCGTGATGTTCTTGTACGAACCCGACTCATACACTTGTCCAGCCATACAGCCTCCTTACCGCCTCGCGGCGGTGATTACCGAAAGTCGAACCAAACGATGCCGTAGAGTTGCGGCCACTTCCTGACCAAAGCAACCCGGGCCTTGTACAAGGGCCAGTTGATCGGATCTCCTCGGTCAAGAATCGGCCAGCTCATATGCGGACTTGTCTCCCGACAGTCCTTTGATGCTCTTCCCACATCTCATCAAGCGTCACCGTGTTCTCTGGACCGACCACGATGCCGCGAAGCTCGCTAGGCTTGCTTGCTTGGGGATGGTTCTCCTGCCAAGCCACGGCCAGCATTCGGAAGGCGTCGGCGCTATGACTTGTCCAGTCATGACGGGGGCGCTCCCGAAACGCCTTCTTGTCCTCGTCGTACTCCCTTTGGTACTGCCTCAGGGCCTCTAGCCCTTCGTAGCAGTTCTTTTCATCGAACCAAGCGTGACGGATGGCGACCCGGGCGGCTTGTATGCCGTCCTGCAAGTCAAGGTGTGGCGCGATGGCAAGCTTGTCCAAGCCAAGGTAGGACGCCAGTTGCTCGATGATCGACTTCCCGCCGCTAGCTAGGGTCTTTGCTTTCGCGTCGTGCGGGAGCCAGTGCGTTGCGTACTTGAAGCCCTTGGACTGGATGAGCTTCGCGTAGAACTCGATGGTCTGGCCTGACGAGGAGTGATGATCGATGACGTGGATTTCGTCCCTGACGACTTGGAACCACCAGATCGCGGTGTCGTCTCGATAGCCAATGTCCCAAGCTGTGAACACAGCAGTTTCAGGATCTTGGGGGACACTGGATATCCGCCCTTCACGCTCTGCAGCGATCATCTCACGACCGAAGAAAGCCCCCGGTAGCGCGGCACTGAAGTCGCATTCAAACTCTTGCGCGTACTGCTCCGGCGTAAGCTGCTTGGCCGCTTCATCCAGTTCCACTTGATCCAGAAGCCCGCTCTCGCTGGCCCGCAGTTCCATCAGGAACCACTCCTTCGGGTTCTTCCGGGCGTTCTCCCTCACATGCCAGAACTCGTTGCGCCCCTTTGGAGTGCCGCCAAACACAGCCCACCCCTTGCGATCCGACAGAGCAGGACGGATGACATTGCCCCAGACGCTCGGCTTGAAGTCCCCGAACTCATCCAAGGCTGCGCCGTCAAGGTAGATGCCTCGCAGGGCATCGGCGTTGTCCGCACCAAAGAGGCTGATCTTCCTGTCCCCGTACAGGGTGACGGTAAGCTCGGATTCGTTGGGGGCCTCCTGCCACAAGGGCTTGGAGTAGAACTTCATGTAGTCCCAAGCCACTCGCTTCGCTTGGTCCCTGAAGGGGGCGATGTACGCGAAGCGCGGCCTCGGGAGCTG